GATTGATTAAATTATCATCTATATATGATATCAGCTCAGAGTCAATCACTCCTAGTTTGCGTTTAAACTCGTAATATTTGGCTGATTGACCAAAAGATATATATGTCCTCACAGTTGGCTTACCATCTGCAGTAAATTCAAATTCATCATTCTTGTACAATCCTAGATGGATATCCTTAAATCTTTTATCATTACATGCCATGTATGTTGACATGTCATGTCCAAACATGCCACAGCATAATGGATGTTCAAGTAAGAAAAAACCTATTGATGGATGTGGACTGCGTAGCAAAGCATTAAGCATTCTTGGCCATTCCTTATTCGTTCTTAATCCAAGAGTTTTATAGTGAGCAGATAATTGGGAGTACTGTGCAACCTGACAGATCATAACACTTCCACCATGTTCAAATAAATTGTTTCGTAAGTTTGCATAGGTGTTGAACCTCTCATCCATCTTTGAGGTTGGATGGGTCTTGATTGCAGCGGCTACAAACTTAATTGTTGGAGTGAGTAAAGTGTTTTTATAATACAACAACGAGTTGAATTCTTCCAGATTAGAATGAGATGATGTTGAACTTTTCTCTTTACTTTGCTTTGAACAGAACAATGGATACATCGATCCTTTCATCTCTGTAAATATTGATAGCATTATCTGCAGTGATTTTGTTGAAATAGGCATTCTTGCATTATCAGATTTGGACTCTCTATCACAGACAACAGTCAGTATACATGATGAATCATCTGAAGACACTTTTGTAGTTGATATGATTTCTATTGCCTTCTTTTCCAGTTCAAAATTTTGTGATATCATGCTATAAGTCATTGGTGTTATAGCTTTTTCCCATGTGTACATGAACGCTGAGTGTAACAAGCTTGATGTATAATGTAAAATTCCCTGCATCATATTTGATCGATTCTTAAGCATTCTGCTTCTAGGTTCAAGTAAATCCCTATGCTCACTTAATCCTAGGTATTGTCTTTTTAATTCGTTCATTCCTTCATCAAATCCGGTCTCTTCCGGGTGCATATCATACAGCTCCAGAAGCTGGTGTGGCAGTTCTAGCTTCTTGGTTGTTACCAGGTTCAGAACAGACAAACAGGGCTCAAGAAGCTCACTTGGAAGAAGCCTAGACAGTAGGCAGCCAAAAACTGGCATAATGAATCTTTGTGCCCATGTTGTGGCATCATCAGAGTTTATCACTGTAGCTGACACTTTGCTTTGCCTGATGTGTGACATTACTTCAGAAAAATGTTTATCTGTCCTGGCAAGTTTCTT